GCAACCCAGATCCTCCCAGCGAGACACTGAAAGGCAGAACAATGGAGACCAAGGCTTTCGGGCTCGTGCGAGTTTTCGCCGACGCCCGCGGAGAGTCGATCCAGGACCTCAAGGACCGACTGCAGACCCTCGTCGCGTCATCGAAGAGCATCCTCGAGAAGGCGGCCGGCGAGAGCCGGGAGCTGACTCCCGAGGAGGAGAAGGAGGTGCAGGGTTACCACGCAGCGTTCGAGCAGACCGAGGTCAATCTCGTTCGGCGCGAACGACAGGCGGAGATGGAAGCCCGGCTGAACGCGGCCGAGCCCCGCCGCGCCGCCCCGCCACCCATCGACTCCACCCCGTCCCGTGTGCCTCTCACCGACACCACCAGCAGCACCCGGGCGCCCATCACCGGTGACGACCTCCGGGCGCAGAACCCCACTGGCGGGTTCCGGCACTTCGGGGAGTTCGCGGCGAAGGTGCGCGCGGCCATCGCGGGCCGCGTCGAGGATCCACGACTCCGCATCTGGGCGGCCGTGTCGAGCTCCTCGTCCGAGGGAGTGGGAGCCGATGGCGGCTACCTTGTCCCACCGGACTTCCGCACCTCCATCATGGAGAAGGTCCAGGGCGAGGACTCGCTGGTGCAGCTCACCGACCAACAGACCACCTCCTCGAACGCCATCTCCTTCGTGACCGACGAAACCACCCCCTGGCAAACCAGCGGTGGAATTCAAGTCACCTGGGAGGGCGAGGGAACGGTCATCGGTCAGTCGAAGGTCGCTATCAACACCGTCTTGCTGCGCATCCTCAAGCTGGCGGCGCTGCTCCCGGTGACCGATGAGCTGCTCGAGGACTCGGCCGCACTCAATGCCTACATGAGCCGGAAGGTCCCGGTGAAGATGACCGCCAAGCTGAACGACGCGCTCGTCGCTGGGACCGGCGTCGGGATGCCGATGGGAATCCTAAACGCCGCATGCCTCGTCACGCAGGCGGCCGAAGGCAGCCAGACCGCGGACACCATCAACTTCCTCAACATCGTGAAGATGTATTCGCGGATGGAGTCCCACTCGCGACGGAACGCCGTGTGGATCATGAATCAGGACATCGAGCCCCAGCTCGCCTCCCTCGTGATTCCCGCCGCGTCCGGTGTCTCGTCCCCGGCTTACTTGCCAGCGGGCAGCGGCCTCACCCAGGCCCCGAACGGGACGTTGATGGGTCGGCCCATCTTCTTCACCGAGGCGGCCAGCGCGCTCGGCGATGTGGGTGACATCATCTTCGCGGACATGAAGCAGTATTGCACCGTCCAGAAGTCGAGCGGGATGAAGGCGGACTCGTCGATTCATCTCTGGTTCGACCAGGGCGTTGTCGCGTTCCGTTTCATCCTCCGCATCGGTGGGGCGCCATACTGGGCCTCGTCCATCACCACTCCGCACGGGAACACCCGTTCCTGTTTCGTCACTCTCGCCTCCCGGTAAGGGTTAAGGAAAGGAACTGAAACCATGGCCAGTCCGAATGAGAAGCCCAGCACTGTCTACGTGGTGAAGGGGGCCATCGCCGCGCAGTCCGTTGCGGCATCGGCCACCGTCACCTCCGGGTGGATTGATGTTGGGCAAAACAAGTGGGCGAAGATTCTCTCCGTCGCCGGAGCAGGCGCCGGAACCTTCGCGGTAAAGCTGGAGCAGGCAAACACCTCCGGTGGTGGCGCGGCAAAGGACCTGATTACCGCCGCCAACCTGGGCATCACTGCCCAGGCGAACAGCACGAATGTGCAGGCCGACGGGAACATCGACGCGAACCTCGACCTCGATGGGGGCTTCCGGTGGATCCGGGTGTCCTCTCTCTGCAGCGGTGGCGCTGGGACGCTCCAGGCCGTTTCCCTGGAGCTCGGCCCGGCGGTTTACCAGGCGTGATGAGGGAGGAGGACGGGGCTCTATTAGGAGCTGGGACTAGCGGTGGTCCCTCGGCCCGAATGGGCCCCGCCCTCCGCCCGCTGGGGAATCAGTGGCCGCCATTGACCTCACCACACTGGAGAAGGTGAAGAACGAACTGGGAGGCATCACGGGCACTTCGCTCGATGCGCTCCTGAACTTCATCATCACCGCGGCGTCTCGCATCCTGATGACCCAGACGGGTCGGCGCTTCAAGTCAGCGGCAGTGACTTACACCACGGATGGCACCGCAACGCGCGGCCTCTCGCTTCCCAATGGACCGGTGACGGCCATCTCGACCGTCGTCATCGATGGGACAACCATTCCACCGATCGTCACCCTCGGCGACACCGGATGGACGCAGCAAGGTGACCGCGTTCGGCTTGTCGGTCACCGCTTCGACATCGGGACGAACAACGTCGTCGTCACCTATACCTCCGGCTACACCAGCATCCCCGAAGACCTCGAGCAGGGCTGCATCGAACTCGCCTGTTGGATGTACAAGAACAGAGACCACTTCGGCATCCAGCAGAGCAGCACGCACGACGCGAACGCCGTCACCTACCGCAGGGATGAGTTGCCGTTCCTCGTTCGGGCGGTGATCGATTCCTATGCCAACGTCTTCGGCATGGCGCTCGACCCGGGGCTGCAGGGATGATCCGCGTTCGGGTCAACGGAGCGGAACAGACCGTCAGCCGCTTCGCGGCGGCCGGGGCGGACGTGAAGCTCCGGCTTCAGTCCTCGATGGAATACCTCGGGGGCGAACTGGCCGCATTGATGAGGTCCAATGCCGACATCGGACTAGACGAAAAGACCGGGCGACTCGCGCGTTCCTTTTTCAACCGCGTCGCGGTGCGGCTCGGTGGAGAGACCTTCGTCCTGACGGTGGGGCTCACGCGCCGCGCCTTCTACGGTGGTTTTCAGGACCGAGGAATCCCGGCGAAGACGGTCGATGTCAGAGGCTACTCGCGCGGCGTCAAAGGCCGAGACACACGGGAGGGCCGCCGCCGCATGTCGTCGGGCGTCGGCTTCGTCAGTGCCTACCGTCGGCAGATGCACCTCGATGAGACGCCTTTCATCGGTCGCTCCCTCGAGCAGATGGAAAGCGACGTCCTGAAGCAGATTGAGAACGCCGTCTACGGTGGGATCGGCTGATGGCGTTCCAGCTCGTTGAGCCGGCCCTCGCGGCGCTCTTTACGAGGCTCCAGGCGGGCCCGCTGGCGACGCCCCTCGTCAAGACCTTCTCCCGCGCCCACAAGCTCCCCAGCGAGGTGCAGGCCGAGCAGCAGCCGGCGCTCTTTCTGGTGACGATGGAGATCGAGATGTGGAATCCGTCGAGTTCCCGGACACCAGTCCAGTCTGGGCATCCCACGACGCTCTTCGTCCACGCGAACATCTATATCTACGCCACGCAGGAGCCTGGCGACACGAATCCCGAGGCGCAGCTCCACGATCTGATCACGAAGGTCGAGGAGACGCTGCGGTTTAGCATCCCACTGGGCGACGCATATACGAACCAGGACACGCGAAACGGGAATCTCGGGGGCATTGCCAAGCGCATCAACGTCGAGGGCCCGGTCGCCCCCATTCAGGCAACCGGAACCATCCAGCAAGCCAACATCATCATCCCCATCGAAATGATGCTTCTCGATGAGTAAGGACCGCCATGACCAAGCCTGATGACGACGACGACTTCGCGAAAATCATCGAGGAGGAGGACGAACCCATCGCGCTCGTGCCGGCGGTGTCTCCCGGGTGCGCGTGCGAGGCGGGCAAGCCGCCGTGTGCGTGGTGTTCGTTGAGCGAGGCCGAACGAGAGCGAATCCGCAGTAAACAGAACGGCTAGCCAAAGTGCTGGCAAGAAAGGACGGCTGACACAATGGCGGCACAAGGGCAGATCAACTTTGGCATCGGTGGACTCTGGATGATCCCAACGGGGGCCAATCCAACTCCGGTGCCGGTCGGGATTCTCAACGACATCTCGATCGACTTCGCGCAGGACATCAAGGAGCTTCACGGTCAATACAAGTTCGCCGTCGCGATCGCTGGGGGCTCCATCAAGCTGACCGGCAAAGCGAAGAGCGCGCAAATTCTCGGAGGCACTGTTCTCTCCGCCTTCGCCGGCGGAACGGCGGCGACGGGCTCATCGACTGGTGTCGTCGGAGAGAATGGCACCATCCCCGGCACGCCATATCAGGTGACGGTGGCAAACTCGGCCACCTGGGCGACGGACCTCGGCGTCATGAATTTTACGTCCGGAAAGCTGATGACCCGTGTGGCCTCGGCGCCGGCCACCACTCAATACAGCGTCGCGGCCGGCGTCTACACCTTTGCCGCGGCTGACACCACAAACCTGGTCGGCATCAGCTACGACTACACCACGACCGGCGGAAAGACGATTTCCCTGTCCAACGCCTTGATGGGCGAGGGTACCGGCTTCGTGCTGAAGCAGCACAACAAATCGTTCTCCAAGGCGTTCGGCTGGAAGTTCTACAACGTCTTTATTCCCAAGCTCGGCTTTAACATGAAGGCGGAGGCATTCAGCGATGTCGACGTCGACTTCATGATGTCGGCGGATGACAGCGGCAAGGTGTTCGACGAGTACGTCAACGAGTAACAGGAGGGCCTGATGATCAAGGGCAAGACGATGAAGCTGGGCGAGATGGAGCTGGTCCTCGCCCCGCTGAACCTGGAAGCGCTGATGGAGCTGGAGCCTCGATTCGCGCTGCTCGAAACCATCGGGCAAGGCATGCCCAGCAAGCCGCAGCTCGAACTCGTCCTCGACATCGCCTATTACTCGGCCATCCGGAACCACCCGAACGTGACTCGCGACGAGCTGAAGAAGGCGGTCGACATGGGGAACCTCGCCGAGCTGCTCGCATGCGTGATGGGGAACTCCGGACTGGAGGTTAGGCCGCCGGGGGAAGGCGTGGGCCCGTAGAGCCGATCAACTGGTCCGTGCTCTTCGGGCGCCTGATGAATGAATTGGGCAAGTCGGCGGACGAGGTCGGGCAGATGACTATCCGCGACGTCCTTTTCCTCTTCTCCTACTGGAGGGAGGTGCCTCCGGTGGCGGAGACGATGCTCGCGGCCTTCGGCGGCAAGTCATCCAGAAGCAGCCAGGTCCCGTCCGGTCCGATGACGACGGAGGACGAGAAGCGGAATGCCGCCAAACTCGGGGCATTCCTGCGCAACGCAGCAGGGGTGACGAATGGCTGAATCGACGACCACGGTCCAAGTCGCCGCCGACGCGACGGGCCTCGTTGCTGAACTCAGGCGGGCAGCCGGAGCCGTCGTGAGCTTCAAGAACAACGTCGAGCACACGTTCGATCAGATCGAGAACATCGGGAAGAAGCTCCTCGCCCCATTCCTTGCCGTCTCCGCCATCGTCAAGGGCGGTGAGTTCTTTGGCGACATGGTGAAGGATGCCATCGCCTGGGACACGGAGTCCGTAAAGCTCGGCAAGACCCTCGGCACGACCAGCGAGGAGGCCAGCAAGCTGAAGGTCGCCCTCCATGGCCAGGGCATCGAGGTGTCGACCTACACGAACGTCGCCGGGGCGATGGTTCGTCAGATTGCGAGCGGAGGCCAAGGCTTCAAGAAGCTCGGAATTGACGTCAGGGATGCCCACGGGAACCTCAAGCCCATCTCGCAACTCATTGCCGAGTCGACGGAGAAGCTAGCTACCTTCCAGGCGGGCACGGCGAGGAATACCGCCGCCCAGCTCATCGCGAAGAAGGGCTGGCAGGACCTCCTCGAGCTGATGAAGCTGACGCCCGAGGCGATGGCCGAGGCCGCGGCGAAGGCGGAGGAACTGAATCTCGTCACTGGCCCAGAGCGCGCTGCCAGCACGCTGGCCTACAAAAAGGCCATCCGTGAATTGGAACTCGCGTGCGATGCCCTGAAGATTCAGATCGGCCAGTCGCTCATCCCTGCGCTCACGGCGCTGGCTGAATGGATGGGGGATAAGGCGCCCAACAAGGCCAGTTTTCTGAGCACGGCGATCAAGGGCATTTCGATCGCCATCGTCGCGCTGGGGACGTTTTTCGAGTCGCTGGCGATCCGCGGCTCCGCTATTTTCGAAAGCCTCGGCGAGCTAGGCGCTGGCGTCGGTCGAGCACTCAAAACGGCCTTCTCCATCACCGGCGGGGACTCCGCGCTGGACATGCTCAAGGGTTCCGCCGCGGCGGCGAAGTCCATCATCATGAAGTCGGAGAAGGACCTGGAAGCTCTCCAGGCCAAAGCCGGCGCGACGATGGAGAAGCTGCTGGACAAGAAGGGATTTACCGTCCTCAAGACGAATCTGACGGACTTCGAGGTGAAGAAGGGCGGCGCGGACATCGACACCAGCAAGGAGAAGAGGGTCGAGCCGAATGCCGCCCTCATCGCGAGCTGGAAACGCGACTTCGAACTCATCAAGGCCGCGAAAACCGAATGGGAGACCTGGGACAAGGCTGATGAGCTTGCCTTCTGGGAGCAGAAGCTCGCCGAAGCCAATGCCAAGGGCAGCCAGTTTGCGAAGGCCCAGATGACCGCACTCCACGAAGTCAACCGGCTGAAGGAGGACCTCCGAAAGGAGGATCAGGCACTCCAGAGGGAGACGGAGAAGCAGGCAGTCGCGTCGAAGCTCGCTGCCATCGAAATGGAGGAGCAGTTAATCAAGCAGGACGCGGCGATGAAACGCATCACCTGGGAGGAGGAAGCCGCCTCCATCCTCGCGCTTGAGCGAAAGAAGCTGGAGATTAAGCGTGAGTCTCTTGCGCAACAAATGGCATTGGAGGGAACCTCCAAGCTCGACAAGCTCAAGCTCCAGGGCGAAGAGGCCGTCGCCGTTACAGCGTTAGACAAGAAGCGGCTGGATTTCTTTCGGGAGGCGGAGAACAAACGCGCGCAGATCCTCAAGGAGAAGCAGAAGGAGATTGAAGGGTACGTCCAGCCCTTCGTGCAGGGCTTCTCTGGTGGCATCAAGAAGATGCTCGATGGCACCATCACCTTCGGGCAGGCCATCAAGGGGATGGGAGGGATGATTCGGGATGCCTTCGCCGACATGATCGGTCAGATGGTGACGAACTGGATCAAAAAACTGGCGGAGATGCTCGCCGCATGGGTCACCAATCTCGCCCAAGAACTCATTTTCCATGAGGCGACCCAGGAGGCGAAGAAAACGGCGACCATCGGCAGCGCTACCGGTCGGGTCGCGGCGGAATCAGCGGCGGGCGCAGCGGCGGCCGGAGCGAGCGCTGCGTCCGTTCCTGGTATTGGCTGGATGATTGCCATCCCTGTTGCCCTCGCCGTGCTGGGTGGCCTGATGGCATTGATGGGCAGCATCAAGGGGGCGGCGGGCGGCTTCGACATCCCATCCGGGATGAATCCCCTGACGCAACTTCACGCCGAGGAGATGGTACTTCCGGCGGGCCTGGCGAATACGGTGCGCAACCTGACGAGAAGCGGCGGCGGGGTCGAGGCAGGGATGGTAGGCGGGGGGGCCGAGGTGAATCTGCACATCAGCGCAGTGGATGGGCCCTCCGTCGCTCGCTTCTTCCGCTCAAACCAGGACGCGCTCGCCAAAGTCATCCGGCAGGGCATCCGGGACGGGAAGGGGCGGAAGCGGTGAGCAACTTCGTCTTCCCGTCCTCACTGAAGGGATTTAGCCTCGAGTTTACGCGAACGCACCTCACGAAAACGAAGGTACAGGAGTCGGTTAGCGGGAAGGAATGGCGGACGACGTGGTGGACGTCCCCGCGCTACAAGTACTCGGTCCAGTTCGAATTTTTGCGCAACGCCAGTCGCTTCGAGCTTAACACCGTCTTCGACCTGATTTCCCGCCACATGGGCGCGTGGGACTCGTTTCTGCTCGAGGACCCCGAGGATAAGGTGGCGATCGACCAATACCTCGGATCTGGCGACGACACGGCCATC